AAATGGAAGTCGGTAGGTTATCATAGACTTATTGACTCTAACGGAGTTATTCACGAATTGGCGAAATACGAACAAATAACTAATGGCGTAAAAGGTTATAATAGTGAATCAATACATTTTAGTTATATTGGTGGCATAGATGAAAAAGGAAAACCAAAAGATACGAGAACACCAAAACAAAAAGAAAGTCTTTTATATCTAATAAAACAAGCTAAAAAACAATTTCCTAACGCAATTATACAAGGTCATAGGGATTTTGGAGTAAATAAGGCTTGTCCGAGTTTTGATGTAAAGAAATGGTTAAAAGAAGTTAATTTTTAAATATTTTTTTTATATGTGGTTTTTTTTATTACTTTTGGTAAAACCTACTAAATAAAAACTATGTCAAATTCAAAATGGTCACAATACGATTCAGAAATATTTGAATTAATACAAAGTATTGAAAGTGATACCGAAATAGCCAAAACTATTTTAAAAACAAAATCAACTAAATCTGATGTTGATTTATTAAGAACTTATGTAAAAAGATACAAGCAAAAAAATAAAGGTATTTTAGACGCTTGTACTAATGTTGGAATAAGTCCAGAAAGTACTCCAATGTTATGGCTAAAAACAAAGAACGAAAGCGTACGTGTTACAAATCCATTATACAAAGCACCGCAAGAATTTAGTTTTGAAACATTAGCTAAAGAAGTAATTGAAGATTTAAAAAATTATGTACCTAAATACAATAAAATAGTTTACGAAGATAAAAAAGACGCTCATTTATTAGTTATTGATCCAGCAGATATTCACATTGGTAAATTATGTAGTGCGTTTGAAGTTGGAGAGTCTTACAATAATCAAATAGCAGTTCAAAGAGTACTTCAAGGCGTAAAAGGAATAATTAATAAAGTAAAAGGTTTTGAAATTGACCAAATAAACTTAATTATTGGTAATGACATTTTACATATTGATAGTCCGAAAAGACAAACCACATCAGGTACACCACAAGATACTGACGGAATGTGGCATACTAATTTTATAATAGCAAAACAATTATATGTAGATGTTATTGAAATTCTTATGCAAATAGCACCTACACACGTTACTTACAATCCATCTAATCACGATTATACACACGGTTTCTTTTTAGCACAAGTAATTGAAACTCATTTTAGAAATTGTGAAAACGTAACTTTTAATGTTGATATAGCACATCGTAAATATTATACTTACTTTAATAATTTAATAGGCTCAACTCATGGAGATGGGGCAAAGACTGAAAATTTAGCTTTATTAATGGCTCACGAATCGGATAGTTGGCAAGCGTGCAAACATAAATATTTTTATACACACCATTTGCATCACAAAGTAAGTAAGGATGTTATGGGAGTTTGTGTTGAAACTTTAAGAAGTCCAAGTGGTACTGATAGTTGGCATCATAGAAATGGTTATCAACACGCACCTAAAGCAATAGAGGGATTTTTACATCATAAACTTAACGGACAAATTGCCCGAATTACACATTTATTTAGTTTTTTATTTTTATCATTAAACTTGTTTTTTTAAAATATATGTGTTATATTTATCAAAAAAAAACATGGTAGGTATTTATAAAATTACAAATCCTAAAAATAGAATTTATATAGGACAATCTGTAAATTTAGAAAAAAGATTAAATTCTTATAAAAGGCTATATGTAAAAAATAAAGGTATAACTAAGCTTTATAGGTCATTAATAAAACATGGAGTTGAAAATCATACTTTTGAAATTATAGAAGAGTGTTCTGTAGAATTACTTAACGAGCGTGAAAGATATTATCAAGATTTCTATAATTGTGTTGAAAAAGGATTAAATTGTAGATATACTAAAAATAACGATAAAAGCGGTAGTCCATCTTCAGAAACTTTACTAAAAATGTCTATTGCTTCTAAAGGGAATAAAAATTGGTTAGGTAAAAAACATTCTCAAGAAACAAAAGATAAAATTTCAAAAGCTAATTCAGGAAGAAAATATAGCATCGAAGTTAATAAATCAAAAGGTAGAAAAGGAAGAGTCAGCAATAGAAAAGGTATCTTTTCCGAAAACAATCCATTAAGTAAAAAAGTTTTACAATTTGATTTAAACAATAATTTAATAAAAGAATGGAATTGTTTAATGGATATAAAAAGAGAATTAGGTTTTCATATAGGAAATGTAAGTAGTTGTTTAAAAGGAAATTTAAAAACTTATAAAAATTTTATATGGAAATATAAGTAATTAAAAAAATAAAAAAATGGATATAACAAAATGTAGCGGATTTAATTGTCCGTTAAAAGACAATTGCAAAAGGTATAAGGCAATAGATGGAATGTGGCAAAGTTACTTTACAGAAGTACCTTTTAAAGATGGAAAATGTGAGCATTTTTTAGGTGATGAATCTAAAAGCACATTAGCAAAATTAATTTTAGGTTGTTTAATTTTAACTTTGTTTTCTTGCGGAAGTGTTAAAAAGTCAAGTTCAGTTATCGAGGAAAATACAACAACTGAAACCGATATAACAAAGTTTAGTAACTCATTCACATTAGAGCCTGTTGATTTGGATAAACCTATTCTTTTAGGAAAAGATACAATATATAACACAAGGGTTATTTATAACAATTCTAAAGAAACTATTAAGGAAAAGCAAAACATTGATTTTAAAGAAGAAAAAAAAGCAAAAGAGGTTGACTATTCAGAAACTATTAAAAT